TCAAACGCCAGAGCCTCATGAAGACTGTTCGAGGAAGCGATAGGAACCGCGAGATCCTTCGCCAGCCATGTAGCAAGCGCATACCGGAAGTCTGCCGCCATCAGGTTGGGATCGGATACCCGCGACACGTACCGCAGATAAACGTCCTCGGCATTGCAAAGCAACGCGCGCTGGTTGGCTACGATCTCCATCGTGTAGGTGATGGAACTCACACCCTGGTTGTTGTCGGATACCTGTATCGTCCTCATCCAGTCGGAGGGCAGGGCATAACCGTAGTCGTATTCGTATACCGGCGTTGTAACGATGCGCGCCAGTTTCACCCGCTTGGTGGCGAAGTTCCATGGGTGACTGCGTAACAGCGCGTCCCGGACCTCGTCATAGAGATCGTCCGCGGCGTTGGCTGTCTTCGTGCCGGACGAGCGGCTGGTGATCGGCGTGGCGCCGACCTTCCTGAGCGCCACATTAATGATATCGACCTCTGCGGGCATTTACGCCACCTTGGTCTTCTTTGGCGGAGAGAACATCCGCCAGCCCTTGTCCAATTCCATCCATGGCTGGATCTCGGACAGCGTCCACCGGGTAGCCGTCGCCGAGTAGGGATTGCCCTGGTTGTCGTCCTTGGTTTCCTGGAAGTCCTGACGCTCCACCATGTAGATGCAGGAATAATACAGTTCAGTCCGGTCATGGTTGCAGGTCTGAATGTAGAGCCAGTCACCGAAACCCATGTTGCGTCCCTTGACCTGCTGCATGATCATCTTCTCGTCGATCTCCTCGACAGGGACGCGCGTGCAAATCTGCAAGCCAAACTCCAATATTCGTATCTCATCGTTCTTGAAACTAAACGGCATACCGTGATCTCCTCCATGCCTCGTAAAGAGCCTTGTCCGCCTCTTTGTCCGGCTTTCTATAGGTGCTGTCCATTAAAGCCTTGCCATTACTGAAATGATGGTGGTCCATCTTAACACGGGAAAGGTATCTTCTCACCTCATTATCTTGTGCCACATCGTTCCACACAGTATCTATATAGATTCGGCTCAGACCGGGCAGCGCAAGCCATCCCATGTCCCTCACCAGATCGCCTCCAAGGACGAAGTGCGTGGCGAAATTGCCGCCGTTGATGCTGTCGTCTCCGAACGCCATGCCCTTGGTGCCGGCTGCCGCGATCAGTTTGGCATCGAATGCGCGGGAGGTTGGAACAACGTCGTCAGCCAGAAGCCCGTACCATTCGAGGTCAGGGAACATCTGGAAGAAATTGTTGTAGATCGTCGATAGCTTCCGGCGTTGCCCCTCAAGCAATATCCACTTCTCGGGCAGTTTGATGTCCCTGTACGCGCCTATCATCGGGTCATCGAAGTCCACTATGACCGCGGCGGGCGTTGACATCTCTGCCTTGCGGCAGGCATCGATCAGGGTTTGAAGCCTATGCGGCCTCGACCTTGTTGGGATAGTGAACATCTACGGCGTCCAGTATCTGGGAGAATATATGCCGCGCAGTGTACTTGGTCCGCACTTCCTCTGCCAGACGCTTGGCGGCATATCGTATTTGATCGTCCTGTAGTGTGGCTATCAGGTGAGCCGCTTCCGGTGGATCCTTGTACAGGAAATAGCAGTCGTCAGGAAACCAATCGCCGATCGGTGAGCCTTCGCTCTCAAGCAGGCAGCACCCGGCATACCCACATTCGAGAACTCGGCCCTTGATGTGATGCCGGTTGCCGGTGCCGGTGTTGGATACATTCACCACCATCTGGCAGCGACCCATGAAATCCAGGTGATCCTGGTAACTACCCGGTCCCGCCCGGTCCCTGACTACCAGTCCGCCGAACCATTTCAGTGCGAGAATGACCTCAGACCGCGGGTTCCACCGACCGACCGTCCCCGAAAAACCACACCTGATGTCCCGTTTTGATACACCAATTGAGGTGAACATCCGAGCATCCACAGGCGTTAGCGTGTTGAAGTCAGCACAGGACTCGCTGTTGCCATCGATCCCCACCTGCAGGCTGAAACAAGAGTGCTTGGCATACTTCACCATTTCCTTGTGCCATGGCCCATCGGCGGCGTCTGAACAGAAATTAATCAGCGGTGCTATATTGTTTAGATCCTTGAGAACATCGGGCGTCGGATTGCCAGGTGCATCACAGGCACCAATGTAAAATATCACATCAGGCTTCTCGCGCTGGGCAATATCGAGAGCTTGCCAGTCATTGCGGATATTGTTGCCATTGTGCTCATAAGTCCAGTGGATGGCATCACCGAAAACGCTCACCCAGGCATGGACGTGGTTCACGCAATCCACAGTTTCGGTGGTGACGAACAATGCCCTGGGATCACTTCTCCCCATAATAATCTCCATACTCAACCAGTATGGTAGATCCATCCGCAACCATCGCCTCTTGATATGCCGGCATGATGTCCTGTGGCTCGGCGAGGCGCTTGATGGTGATCGTCCGCAACATCAGGCGGAATGCCTCCGAGAAGTCACCGACATGCTGCATACCAGGATACAGCGGGCGCTCAGACCCTATGCCAACACGAATGATGACTTTCGGTCGGTAACCAGAGATCAGCGGCATCTTGTCGAGGTGATTAACAATCTGGTTGGTAGCCAGGACGAGGAAGTTCCATCTCGGATACAGAGACACAGGGATGCGTCCGCCCAGCGCCAGTCCCGTGGATATCCCCATCTGCATCTCTTCGCAGACCGGCATCTCGATGCGCCTGACCTCATCGATGTCGGCGAGGGTATTGCTTTGCGCCGTTCCCGGATACCTGACCGCCTGTCCGAGGAAGATCACCCGAGTATCCTCGGCAAGCCAGTTCATAGCCCGCCTCAGTTCATCGGCATACCTAAAATTGGACCCTGATTCCGGCGCCGGCGTGCGGCCACTTCGATCTATACGAATAACGGTCATATTCCATATCCTCTGACGGCCACGTTTCTGATGTTGGCGTGCACACAGACAGACCGTTATCCTCGCAGATCCAGTGTACCGGCAAACCGCCGCCATAATGTAAACATTCCGACGCAATGCCCGTCATAAACGTCATATCACCCATAAAACAATGGACCTTCTCCGATCCATGACGCAGCTTGATCTCAAGGGCAATACCGACTGCGATCGGCAAGATACCACCGACAATGGCGCTAGAAACGATGTTGTATTCGGGAAAACACAGCGCCATTGAATCACCATGCATGATCCTGTCCATCAGGACATCTTCCGGCACACCCTTGAGCAGACACTTGAGATGTGACCTCCAGCTACAGCACACCCAGTCATCCTCATGGATATCCTTGAAAACTCCCAGAAGTTCCTCCTCATTGCCGTCTTCCAGGTGGACCGGATACGGTATCTTGCCTGCGTTGAACCTGGCCGCAACCTCTTCCTCGAACGCCTTCATGTCTTCAACGGTTATCATGTGCTCACCATTATCTGTGAACCGTTGAACCCGAACGAAAACGGGCATTCCAGCAGTTCCGGCAGCGCGCGCCGCAGCGCCTCGGGATCGCGCGTATAGAACAGGAAGAACCCACCGCCTCCGGCGCCCAAGACCTTGCCACCCATGGCGTGAGCTTCCATCGCCCTAGCGTAGATGTCATCCAGTTCGGGACTGGTGACCTTGGGCGACAGTTTGCGCTTGAGCATCCACGTTTCGTGCAAGAGCTTGCCGAACTTGTCCAGTTGACCGTTCTCCAGCGCGCGATGCGCGATTGGCACCAGATCCTGAATGGCTTGTAGCTCAGACCGCTTGCGGCTGGCGTTGCCCACCTGATCGTCCTGTATGTCGGACGAGAAACGCTGGATGCCGGTGAAGAACAGCAGGAAGCGGCTCTCCATGTCCCTGATGACATCCGCCGGCAGGTGAAGCGGACGCACCAGAAAGCTGCCGTCCTTGTCGATCTCGATGAGATTGAATCCACCATATGCCGCGGCAATCTGGTCTTGAATCCCGACAGTCTCCTTCAGCACCTTCTGCTCGACCTGAATAGCCTCAAGCGCCAGCATCGTGGGAACCGTCAACTCGTTCCGCATCTCATGCAGGGCATGGAGCATACCGACCGTGAAGGACGACGACGATCCAAGTCCCGATCGAGCAGGCAGATCGCCAGCATGGTTCACCT